CAACTTTTGACTTGGAGAGGCGTCGGCCGCGAAAAAAACCGCGTGGTTGACGCCGGCGCGGCTGTAAATGGACCGGACGGCATACCTTTGAACCTGATCGCGCTAGTGGGACGCCCCGAGGGCGGGGACTGGGAGTACGTGCTGTGGTTGCCGGAGATACAACGCGTGTGGGCGGCGCGATGAGGACGACAATCTGTAAGCGCTTCGCCTTCGAGGCCGCGCACGTGCTGCGCAACCACAACGGGAAGTGCGGGCGCCTGCACGGGCATAGCTACGTGGTTGAGGTGGAGGCGACCGGGCCCGTGAGGGACCTGGACGGCGCGAGCGATGAGGGAATGGTGCTGGACTTCGCGCGCCTGAAGGAGCTCTGGGCCCCGATGCATGAGGCGCTTGATCACGCAAACCTGAACGAGGTGCTGATCGAGCTCGATGAGGTGACGACGGCGGAGCGCCTGGCCGGGATGCTGCTCGATTGGCTGCGTTCCCAGGACGAACGCGTGTGCGCGGTGCGCGTACATGAGACGACCGGCGCGTGGGCGGAGGCGCGGCTATGAAGGTGGTGGAGGTGTTCGGCCCGACCGTGCAGGGAGAGGGTCCCTACGCCGGCCGGGTGTGCCACTTCCTGCGCCTGGGCGGGTGCGACTACCGATGCTCATGGTGCGACACGATGTACGCCGTGGAGCCCGCCCTGGTGCGCGCGGCGGAGGACCTTGACGACGTGGGCGTGCTTGAGCGCCTTGAGGACCTGGCGCCGGCGCCGATGTTGGTGATCAGCGGCGGGAACCCTGCGCTATGGGCGCTGAGCGATGACCTGGTGAGCGCGGTGCTGGACCGCTACGCGATAGTGAGCGTCGAGACGCAGGGGACGCGTTGGCGCGGGTGGCTGGACCGCGTCGACTGCCTGGTGGTGAGCCCGAAGCCGCCCTCGAGCGGGATGGCGAGCGCGGCGCACTGGCACGCGTTTGATCGGTTCATGAACCGCGCCGGCTCCCATCGGGGCCTGGTGCTGAAGGTGGTGGTGTTCAACCGAGAGGACTTGGAATGGGCCCGGATGGTGCATGAGGTATTCGGGGCGCCGCTGTACCTGAGCGCCGGGACTGACCAGGGAGCCGGAGACGCGGAGACGGTGGCCGGCGTGGCCGACCGCTTCCGGTGGCTGTGCGAGGAGGTAGCGGAGACCCCGGACCTTCACGACGCGACGCTTCTTCCTCAGCTTCACGTGGTGGCATGGGGAACGAAGGTGGGTGTATGAGCACGAGCGCGACCCGTTGGGAGAGCCGGATCGTAGCGACCGGGGAGGAACGCCCTGAGGCGCTGAGGGCGAACCCGGCGAACTGGCGCCGTCACCCGGACACGCAGCGCGCGGCCCTGGGGGAGATGCTTGACGAGGTCGGTTGGGTTGCCCAGGTGATCGTGAACCGGACGACCGGGAACCTGGTGGACGGGCATCTGCGCGTTGACCTTGCCGCGCAGCGCGGGGAGGAGAGCGTGCCCGTGCTGTACGTGGAGCTCACGGAGGATGAGGAACGCCTGGTGCTGGCGGCGCTTGACCCCATCGGGGCCCTTGCCGTGACCGACGTTGACGCGCTGCGCGAGTTGATCGACGGCCTGGGGATCGAGGGGGAGCTTGAGACCCTGCTGACCGAGCTCGCGCCCCCGCCGGCGCCCGAGGAGCCTGTGGCCGGCTACCTGGAAGCGATGAGCGTGAGCTTGGGGGACCCGCGCCATACGCTGGCGGCCGGGGAGGTGTGGCGCGTGGGAACCGGCCTGCTGGCCGTGGTGTCGATCTATGACGGGTGGAACGTGTACGGGCCCCTGTTGACCGGCAAGCGCCTGCTGGTGCCCTACCCCTCGCCCATCGTGCCCCTGACCGAGCGGGCCCGCAAGACCGAGCTCGTGATGGTGCAGCCGGACCCGTGGCTGGCCGGGCACCTGGTTGACAAGTACGCCGAGGTGTACGGAGAGGGTGAGGTGGGGCGCGTTGATTGAGACCGGGGGCGGGCGCTTTGACCCGGCCGAGGACTTCGTGTTCTTCATCGCGGGGATGAACATCCGCAACGCCGCGAGCTACCACCCGTGGACCCTGATGGGTGTTGACGCCGTGATGAGTGAGAGCGGGACCGAGGAACTGCGCGAGCGCATCGGGGTGCCCGGCGCGAAGCTGATGCTGGACAGCGGCGTCTTCTGGCTGGCGACCCAGCACGCCCAGGCGCACGGCCTTGACTTCTATGAGGCGCTGACCGTGAAGCCGACGGACCTGAAGAACTACGACAAGCTGCTGACGCGCTATGTGGAGGTCGTGCGGGAGTTCGAGGACGACCTCTGGGGTTACGTGGAGGTCGACCAGGGCGGCGCGGACGTGAAGCGCTCTACGCGCCATGAGCTTGAGGCCCAGGGCCTGCACCCGATCCCCGTGTATCACCCGCTGACCGATGGCTTTGAGTACCTGGACGAGCTCCTGGACGGATATGACCGCATCGCGGTCGGCAACGTCGTGATGAGCGACGCCGCGACGCGGCGGGCCCTGCTGGGCCTGGTCTGGGAGCGCCGGCGCCGCCACAGCGGGCGCGTCTGGATTCACGCCCTGGGATACACGCCGAATCCCCTGTTCCTGGCGTACCCCTTCAACAGTTCGGATTCAAGCTCGCACCTTTACGCGCTGCGCTATGGCGCGTCGATGTGCATGGGCCGCGCGAGCCTGGCGCAGTTCGGGACCCTTGAGGACGCCGGCTACAGCTATGACCTGCAGGCCTACGGGGATGAGGAGCGCGGCCTGCCGAAGAAGACGGCGCTGCTGGCGTGGATCGCGCGCTCAGAGGTTGAGGCGTGGCGCCGCCAATGGGCGGACCTGACGCGCGTGCTGCCGGATCTCGCGCCGTGGCCGAACCCGTACGCCGGGGAACGGGACCCGGTCGGCGCTGACGTGCACCTGGGGGAGCGGGACGCCGGCGGCCTGCGCGGCGACGTATGGAGCCCGGCGTGAAGACGATCACGCTGGCGCCGATGCGCTGCTACTTCTCCAACGAGAACCGCGCGATGGGCCTGCGGCCTCACCAGCACTACGCCGAGGTGACCCTTGAGTTTGAAACGACCGGGGAGCTTGGTTTCCCGGTCTTTGAGGCGACCGTGGGGCCCCTCGCGGAGGTGCTGCGCTACCTCACCGAGAAGCCCTTCCGCGACAGCACGAACGAGAGGGTCACTGACAGCCTCGCTGAGAGCTTTGAGGCCCTGATCGCGGGTGACGGGTGCCCAACGGACGCGGAGGGCGCTGCAAGCGCGTGGGAGCGCGCAAAGGGGGTGCTCGCGCAGTGGGGCGGGGACTACCGCCTGGCGAGCGTGACCCTCGCGGTCATGGGCGCGCCGGATGACATCGGACACAGTGATGGCTTCACGATCTACTCAACGACTCTCTGAGCTCCCCGGAAGCCCGCAGGCCGCAATCGCGGCCCTGCTGAGCTACCTCGGGGAGGACCCGGACCGCCCCGGCCTCTGCGAGACGCCCGAGCGCGTCGTGCGGGCGATGATCGAGCGCACCGCCGGCTATGCCCAGGACCCCGCGCCCCTGCTCGGGCGCCGCTTCCCGTGCGAGGGCGCCCCGTATGAGGGGATGGTGCTGCTCAACGGCGTGCCGTTCTCCTCGACGTGCGAGCACCATCTGATGCCCTTCGCCGGCGTCGCGACCGTCGCCTACATCCCGAACCCGGGAGACCCGCTCGTGGGCCTGTCAAAGCTCGCGCGCCTGGTTGACGTGTACGCGCTGCGCCTTCAGAGCCAGGAGCGCCTGACCGCGCAGATCGTTGACGCCCTGGTGACGCACCTTGAGCCCCTGGGCGCCGCGTGCCTGATCCGCGCGGACCATTCCTGCCTGGCGCTGCGCGGCGCGAAGAAGGCGACCGGGGGGATGGTGACCTCCGAGCTCCGTGGGCGCTTCCTTGACGACGTGCGCACGCGTGAGGAGTTCATGGCCCTCGCGTAGAGACAGAAACGGCCTCGGGACCGAAGTCCCGAGGCCGTCATTGCCGCCGGCGGCTAATCAGCGAGGCGATGCACGATGTCAATTTCGCGATGCGGCGCCGTGAGCATCGTCGCCTGCAGGCGCGGGCTCGCGGTCGGGTAGGTGTGCTGGACCCACCGCACGCCGGCGGCGCGGAACGGGCGGCCCTCGGTCTCATGCCCGACCCAGAAGCGCTCGACCGCGCGGGCCTGGGCGCAGGACGCGCGGTCCCAGGAGGTCAGCATCGTCGTGAAGCCCGGCGTCGCCGGGCGGCAGTGATGCTCTCCCGGCGCCGCGCTCGCGACGCCGGCGCCGCCCAGGGCGGCAACGGTGACCAGGGCGGCTGCGAGGCGCTTCATCGGGTCACCTCAAGCGCGTGCAGCACGGCCAGCGGGTCCGCGCCCGTACCGGCGCACCGCTTGCCGGGGAGCTCGTTGAGCTCGTCGTCCATGAGGCTCACAACGAACTCCTCGCCGCGCGTGCTGATCGCGCCCACAACGTTGCCCTGCGCGCTGTAGACGATCTCCTCCTCGCTGATGAAGTAGGTCACGCCGGCGCACTGCTCGGCGGTCAGCGCCTGTAGGTTGGACTCAAGGGCGGCGGCGTACTCCGCTTCGCTGACGCTCCCGGGCTCATCGTCGGCGAACATCAGGTCCGTCGCGGTCTGGGCGGCGCGCGCCGGCGTCGCGGTCGCGGCCTCGGTCACGCTCACGAGCTCGAGCGTCTCGCCGCTCAGGAGGTGGCCGTGGTCCTGCACCGTCTCAAGCAGGTTCACGATCAGTTCCTCCGCGCGCTCCTGGTCAAGCTCGCCGGTCAAGCTCAAATTCACTACGTAATTCATCTGGTTCTCCGTGGTAGGTAGGTAACTCATAGGTACATTATCGACCACTTCGGGGCCGAAGTAAATGGTGAGTCAGGTCGTTGTTAGGTAACACTTAGAGAGACCCGAAGCCCGCCGGGTGGCGGGCTCGGGGTCTCAGTAGGTACAGCGGGTCAGGCGTCCTGGCCGCGCCACACCATCGTGGCCGGCGCGAGGGAGCGGATGATCTTCCCGCGCGCGTCGCGCGCCTGGAAGCGGCCCTCGGGGGAGCTCGTGAGCTTCGCGATCTTCGTGCCCTGACCGGACTCGATGGTCTGGCGGGTGTCTGACCGCGTGGTTCCGATCACGTCCCCCACCTTGAGCTCGCTCGCGGGCACCCGGGTCACGCCGTCCTCGCGGGCGGCCTCGCGGGCGCCGGCAAGCACGCTCGCCCCGCTGAACGGGCCCGTCGCCTTGCTGGCGGCCGGCGCCGGCGTCTCGGCCGGCGTCGCCGGCGCGGCGCCAATCAGCGCCGCCAGGACCTCGTCGCGCATCTCACCCTCGTCGGCCTCGATCACCAGGCGCGCGAGGTAGCTGCGCTGGTTCTCCGGGACCCGGGCGAACGCGTTACGCGGCGCGGCGGCGGCGCGAGTCGCGCGGGCGCGGCGGGGCAGGTCCTCCGTGCCCTTCGGCGCCGGGCCCGTGTAGAAGCCGCGCGCCTTGCCGTTCTGGCCGGGCAGCGGGAAGGACCGCACGCCCAGGCCGGCGTCGCGCAGCGGCGCGGCGGCCTCGCCCTTGCTGGGGCTCAGGCCCTGGTCGGTCAGCCATCCGCGCCAGTGGTCGCTGTGCACGCGCAGGACGCCGTTGGGGTCGATGAAGGGGCGGTCGTGGTTCGGGGCGTCCTGGTCGCCGCTCACCTCGGCCGAGAGGTAGTCAAGCAGCACCTCGGCGGCGGCCTTCGGCCACTCAAAGCCGGCCGGCGTCGCCTTCGGCGCCTTCGCCTTCGGGGCCTTCTCGGCGGCGGCCGGCGCCTCGGTCTCGGTCTCGGCGGGCATGCGCCACAGGGCGGTCGTGAAGCTCGGGCGAATCCGGCCGGCCTCCTCGAAGGTGATCCACACGGCGCTCTCGCCGTTGCTGAGGTTCGTGACCTTCTTGAAGGGGCCCTTCTTGGCGCGGGCGATCAGGTCGCCGACGTTGACCTGAACTGCGGTGATCTTCTGCGGGGCGGTAGTTCCCATGAGGTTCTTCTTTCCGTGGTAGGTGGTTACTTCCATATACACAGTATCGACCAGTTCACGTCCGAAGTAAATGGTGTGACGGTCGTTGTTACGAAACTGATAGAGACATGAGACAGAAGTGCCAAAGCGACACAGCCCAGGGCCGCCCCTGCAGTCGGTATGCCCTGCCGGGCAAAGACGTATGCGGTACGCACGCCGGCGCCCCTGTCGGGCGCCCGAGCAAGCTCACACCGGAGACTGCCAACCGCGTGGTCTCCGTGCTGCGCGCCGGCGGGTACACCGAGACGGCCGCGTCGGTCGCTGGCGTCAATACGCGCCGGCTACGGGAATGGATGGCGCGCGGGGACCCGGAGGGCACGGACCCGCGCAACGCGCCTTATCGCGAGTTCGCTGCGGCGGTCACCAAGGCGCGGGCGGAGAGCGAGGCGCGCAACGTCGCGATCATCACCCGCGCGGCCGGTACGAATTGGCAGGCCGCCGCGTGGCTGCTTGAGCGCACGCACCCGGAGCGCTGGGCGCGCCCGGCGCAGCGCGTCGCGGCGGAGCCGGAACCTGCACCAGGTGTGACCGAGGTCGCGCCCGATGATCCATTCGCGGAGGTCGATGAGCTCGCGCAGCGCCGCCAGCGAGACCTCAGACCTTGAGCGGTTCGGTCGCTTCTGTGCGGCCCTCATGCTGGACAGCGGCGGCCCGATGGAGCTCGAGCCGTTCCAGCACGAGATGTTGGCCGGCTACTTCGCCGGCTCCGTTGAGACGCTGATCCTGATCCCGAAGAAGAACGGCAAGAGCACCCTCCTCGGGGCCCTCGCGCTGTTTCACCTCATCATCACCCCGGACGCTGAGTGCGTGATCGGGGCGGCGTCCCGAGACCAGGCGACGATCCTGTATGACCAGGCGGCCGGGTTCGTGCGCCGCTCCCCTGGGCTCGCGCAGCGCGTTGACGTCAAGCGCGGCTACCGGGAGATGCGCAGCCGGCGCGACGCCGGGCGCATCCGCGTGCTGGCGGCCGACGTGGACACGGCGGACGGGGTCATCCCGACCCTCGCGCTCGTTGACGAACTGCACCGCCATAAGAGTGCCGGCCTGTACGGCATCTTCCGAGACGGTCTGGGGCCCCGCAAGGGGCAGATGATCACGATTTCAACGGCCGGGGACCATGAGATGTCCGCCCTAGGCCAGATGCGCAACGCCGCGATGGCGCTGCCCCGCGTGACCCGAAGCGGCGCCCACACGGTTGCCCGTTCGGCCACCAGCGCCTACGTCATGCACGAGTGGGCGCTGCGCAAGGACGATGACATTGACGACATGCGCGTCGTCAAGCGAGCCAATCCGGCTAGCTGGCAGACGCTTGAAGCACTGCAGGCACGGCACACCTCTCCCTCGATGCTGCCGTGGCAGTGGGCTCGGTTCGCTTGCGGCCTCTGGGTCTCCTCTGAAGCGTGGTGGGTTGACGCCGAGGACTGGCACAAGCTGGGCGTCCCTGATCGCATCCGCCCCGGAGAGTCCATCACCCTGGGCTTTGACGGGTCTCGGGTCGGGGACGCCACCGCGCTCATCGCCTGCCGCCTGAGCGACGGCCTGCTGCAACCGCTGCAGGTCTGGGAGGCGCCGGCGGACCTCCCGACGTGGGAGGTGCCCGCCGGGGAGGTTGATGCCCGCCTTGAGTTCGCGATGGAGAACTTCCGCGTCGTGCGCGGCTACTTTGACCCGCCTCTCTGGCGCTCGGAGATCGACGCGTGGGGTCAGATGTACGGGGAGAAGGTCGTGCAGCGCTTTGAGACCTCCAAGGCGAAGATGATGGGCGCCGTCGAGCGTTTCCGCACGGATGTCGCGACCGAGCGCATCCGCCACACCGGGGACGTGACCCTCACCGCGCACGTACTCAACGCCCAGACGCGCGAGGTGCGCGGCGGCGGCTACTGGCTCACGAAGGACACCTCCGGGTCCATGCGCAAGATCGACGCCGCCGTCGCCGCCGTCCTGGCCTATGAGGCGCGCGCCCAGGTCATCGCCGCCCAAGAAAACCGATCCCGCGTCCCCCTCTCCTGGAACTGAAATGAGCATCACCGCACCCACACGCGCCGGCGCCGGTATCACCTCCCCTGAGCAGTGGCGGGACACCCTGCTGAGCCTGCTCGCGGACCGTGAGCCTACGCGGCGCAAGATGGAGGCCTACTACAAGGGCGATCACCGTATGGCCTTCACAACGGCCCAGTTCCGGGAGACGTTCGGCTCCCTGTTCAGCGCCCTTGCGGACAACTGGTGTGACCTGGTCGTTGACGCGTCCGCTGAGCGCCTGCGCGTCGAGGGCTTCCGCTTCGGCTCAGACAGCGGGGATGCGGACGCGTGGGAGATCTGGCAGCGCAACGGCCTGGACGCCGAGTCAGATATGGCGCACACGGAGGCGATCAAGCTCGGCACCGCCTACGCCTTCGTGTACCCCGATGATGACGGCACGGCCTGCGTGCAGCTTGAGGGGTCCGCGCACGCAATCGTCGCGATGGACCCCGCCCAGGGGCGCCGGCGCCTCGCCGGCCTGCGGTTCTGGTCAGATGAGTGGGGCACGCAGCATTGCGGCGTCTATCTGCCGGACCAGATCGCCTACTGGCGCCGGGACTCGGAGAACAGCCGCTGGCTCGCGGACGCCGGCTCTGGTAGCAACCCGCTCGGCATCGTGCCCCTGGTGCCGCTTGCAAACGCCCCGACGCTCACTGAGCGCCTGGGGCGCTCAGACATCGAGCGCGTCGTGCCCCTGCAGGACGCTGTCAACAAGCTCTGCGGGGACATGATCGTCGCGTCGGAGTTCGCGGCCTACCCGCAACGGTGGGCGACGGGCATCGAGATCCCGGTCAACCCGGCGACGGGCGAGCGTATGACGGCGCAGTTCCTGGGCGGCGCGGATCGCGTCTGGGCTGTTGAGTCAACGGATAGCCGCTTCGGCAACTTCGCGGTCTCAGACCTGGGCATCTACGTGCGCGCGATAGAGATGCTGATCCAGCACGTCGCGGCCCAGACGCGCACGCCGCCGCACTACCTGCTCGGGGCGATGGGCAGCTTCCCGTCCGGGGAGTCGCTGAAGGCGACGGAGACCGGCCTGGTCGCCAAGGTGCGGCGCAAGATGTTGAGCTTCGGCGAGGGGTGGGAGGAGACGATGCGCCTCGCCTTCGCCATCGAGGGCGCCCAGGACAAGGCCGAGCTCGTTGACGTGGAGACCATCTGGGCCAACCCGGAGAGCCGCATCGTCGGGGAGACCGTTGACGCGGCGGTCAAGCTCGGCAGCATCGGCGTCCCACGGCCGGCGCTCTGGGAGTACGTCGGCGCGAGCCCGCAGCAGA